CATGACGGCACTATCGCCGTGACGTATAAGGTGCGGCTCTTTTAAGTCTTTAAGCCTCAAGTCAGGTACCATCTTAACGCCGTCAATGGTTACGATCTGCCGCAAGTCTTGTTCAATATTTTCATCCCGTGGCAAGTCGATAAAATCATCAGAAAATAGATTAATTAATTGCTGCGTCCAAGTACCGTACCAAGCGCGGTTTAATTTAATTTGATGGACTCGTGTAGAGCTGTATTTACGGGCAATATTTTCGGCCAATGTTTCACCATTGCCAGTGGCATCAAATGAGGCAGAAACAAAGCGCGGCAAATTATCAAGGATATAGCATACAAGTTGCTTTTGTTCGTTATAAGGTACATTGTGCAATTCAATTATAAAGGGCACATATAGCTTTAGCGTTTCGGTTATTGCGCCTATGCCAATCACTGAAAAATCTCTGTGTCGTGCGTAATCTTGGGCAAGTATATGGCGTTGCTTTGGATTAAGCTTTGCAATAAGCGGCGCAAGGTGTTGCTTAATCCAATCATCAATATAGCTTTTACATTCGTTAGGTGTTTTCTTAAGAAAATCATCATCAAGAGTAAGCCGCAGCACTGGGCGGGCTTCCCGCATAGCGCGCTCAATCCATGTGCTTGGCAGAGCCACGCCACTACCTTCTTGGGGTATACAATCAAGCTCTTCACGCATAGTGGCAAGGCGTGTGCCGTAACCTTTGCGAATATCTGTATACCATTCCTCTTTGGCCTCAGCGCTGGGCGTCCATCTGTTCATCAAACAAACACGCTCATACAAGCCATTAGCCACTGCATCATCAAAAGTAACGGTATGCACTAAAGCATTTTTACCGTAATACCCTGCAATTATGTCATTGCCTAGCGTGTTAAAAGCGTTATCTATGCCATTGTGAGTGCTGATAATGGTAATATTACCGCCCCAAATCCGCAGCGCGCTTGCTGCATCAATAACGGCTTGGACGTCTTGATGGTAGGCCGCCTCATCAATTACCACATCACCCTGTAAACCGCGAATATTTGAAGGTCTTGAGGAAAGTGCAACCACTTGATAACCAGAGCTGAATCGTATGCGGTAACTGGTTATATTTTTGCTATTGCCTTTTTCATCTTGATCTTCAAAAATAAACTCCTCAATACCAGAAACGCCTTGCCCTTGCGCCTCAGCTATTACACGCGCAAACTTAGCACAGTAGCCAACAAATTCGAGGCCTTTGTCTTTAGTGTCACCTACATAGTACACACTACGACCACCCGCGATAATACTAGCGCTAGCTACTAGGGTCTTATCAAGTGCCTCAGCAAATGTGATGCCTGTACGGCGGCCTTTCCTAGAGAGTTTTAGCTGGGCTTTTAGCTTAACCCATTCTTTTTGATGCCCCATTAGCACGCCATCGGCTAACGGGTCGAAATTATCAGGAATACAGCGCACTTTTTCGGGTAGTTCTTCCCACTCAATAACGCGCACTGTAGTGGCTAAAGGTTGTATTATGGCGGCCATTATTGAATCCCCAGCACTTTCTCACGCCAGAATTGCACTTGCTCAGCGCTCATACCTTGGGCTTTGGCTGTTTTTTCAAGGTTGGCCTCTTGTTCACGTAGTAAACGCTCACGGGCATCTTTTTCAATGGCAAGCCGCTCTTTACGTGATAACGCCCTTGCTTCTTGGGCGTATTTAGCTGCACGGGCGAGCTCAAGTACTTCTTTGACTGCTACCTCATCAGGCTCTTTGCCTAGTACGCCCATCGTGGCATTAGTAGCTAAGGCAGTAACCGCTTGCGCTAAAAAAGCACCTGTTTTGTCGTTGGGGTTTTCGCCTAGCTCTGCCACCATCGCATTTGACATATATTCGATACTGCGCTGGGTTTGCATCATTTCGTTAAAGCTTTTGCTAAAGCGACCAATAGCACTGCGACTGGGGATAGCTTCATCGGGAAAACGCTTATTAAGCTCATCAAATAGCTCTACAATGGTGTATTTATTCTCACGCATTGCTTGCTCGATAAACTGCTTTACTGGTGGGCTTAGTTTTTCAATCGATGATTTACGCCCCATACTAGCCACCAACTTCGGCAATGCCGTCAATGATAACAAAGCCCTTTACCACTTCCATACCGCGATTGGTTAGGGTAGCAACTAGCACGCTTTCAACTGGTTGAATAGTAACAAGCTCTTGTTCTTCGAGCCATCTAAGCATGGTTTTTACTTTGTCGCGGCTAATAGGTAAGCCCCAGCGTGCCATTAGGTTATATATAACGCTACTATTGGCGGTGCGGGCGGTTACTTCGCTTAAGATACGCAACATAACAAGCCGCTGTTGCTCGGTCATAAATTTTTGATAGTCCATAAATTTATCCCTTGTTGTGTTTTAGTAAAAAAGAATTAACCAGCTTTAAGGTGCCATTCATTTCGGTAACGGTGGCAGATAGGCCTTTAATATCGGCTTGCAAAGCGGCAAACTGCTGAGCGCTGGGAAAATGTTTTATTTGCTCTTTTAAAGTAGTTATTTCATTTTTTAAAAGATCAACCTCAGCGGCCTTGGCTGAGGCTTTGCGGGTGTACCATGTGAACCATAACAGTATCCCCATGGGCACCCATTGCAACAATATCGGTGCAAGGCTTACGGCGCCGTATTCATCCATTAATTAATCCTCTTTTTTAATATGGTTTGTAATGTAGTTAATAAGTTCGGCTAACCTTGCAGCGCAAAGGCCATATTGATCGTATAAAAGCTTTAAGGTGTTTACCATGTCATCACCGTGGTTGCTTGTTGGTGCTACTGGTGGCGGGCACCTTGTTATCAGTATAGGTGGCAGTGGTCGCGCGGGCGGCTCTATAGCGTGCACCTTCGAGTTGCTGCATGATGTCACTGTCATAAGTGCAATTAGCACGGTCAGGAGCTGTTTTTTTAAGGGCATCGTTTAAATTCCTTGTGGTTTTAATATTTGTTTCCAATACTTTTGCCACAGCTACCTCAATAGCCGCACTGGCTTCGCGTGCTTCTTTGGTTAAATCTTTGGTTGAGTCAATTACTTTGCTTAATTGCTTTAGTTGCTGGGCGTTGTAGGTATTTTCTGCGCTGGTTTTACCAGCATGGTAGCCTGTAAGGTATATCCCACTTATAGCAGCTATAATGCTTACAAAGCCTATAAAATAGCGTATTGAGGTAGTCATAAACCTACCTCACATATTTCGCGCTCTATTTTGCGGCGTTGTACAAGGCCTTTTAATTTAACACCGCCCGCATGCACCCATTTATCAAGCTCGGCACATGCCTTGGCGGTATGACCATCATTTAATAATTTTAATAATGTTGAGCGCTTAAAAGCCCCAGCGCCTACGTTATAAGTAAAAGAGGCCAAGGCGGCGCGCCTTGTTTCGGGTAGTGGTACAGTGACATAAGTATCAACGGCTTGCATGGCAATACCAAGATCGCCCTCAAGTAATGCCTCACACTCTTCTTTTGTTTTAACTTGCCCCATTTTTACGCTAGCGGTATGGCCATAGCAAATCGTAGGTATACCTACAGGGTCACGATAGGCATGGATGCGGTAGCCCTCAAAGGCCATGACAAGAGCCATGGCAATAGCTGCGGCGCCACCTGTTAAAGTGGCCAGTTTTTCGGTTGAAAACATAAAAAAATACCCCTCGAAAGCTTGAGGGGTATTATTAAAGAAAGGAGTTATTTTATCTTTTTGGTGGGTAAAAAATTAATTAAACATGCTGCTATTTAAACTATTTATAGTTAAATATAAACGATAGAGGCTATTTAATGAATTATCAAACACATTATAAAACTGCACCCATAAAGATGCCTAAGATTAATACAAGTAAATCTTTTTTACTTACCACAGATAAGGCCAAAGCCTTATTTGATAAAGCGCATAAACTTACACAAGATACTTTAATCGTATTTAAAAAAGGGTAATAGCTTTTCCAGTATTTGACTTAGTCGAGTTGTAGCTGTGGCTAAGTCTTTACCATAACCGCCCACAAATAAATCCATTATCCAACCTTGAGCATTGTTTTCATTTTGTAAAACAAGGGGTGCTACTGTAAGCAAACAATTACGATCAAACTCTATGCCTTTATTTTCAAAAGTTGCCTCTGCTAATATACGGCTAGCAAATATAAAACAATTTTCATAATTATTGAAAAAAGTTCTATCTCTAAAGGCAAAGCCAACACTTATACATTTCTCGACAAGATTATTATCAAGCTCACGATTCCATATAGCTAAACGATAAGTCTCATAGATACCCTCTACACCATTAACTTGTCTTATAAACTCTTTTAGTTCAGGCTCATTGATTAGCTCAGGAATATCATTAATCACATCAGGATTATTAACTATAGACTGGTATTTATAAGTTGTATTATCTATTTCACCGCCTTCGTATTCCCTAACAGAATAAGGCACAACTAGTGGCCTTTCACATACCTGTATGGTTATTGTTGATTCTCTTTCGCTAATCGCCATATAAATATCCTTTAAAACTTAATCAATTAGTGGACTTTTGACACTTTAGTAGAGCCACATTGACTACAACGCCAACCAGAAAACTTAATACTTAAACCTAACCATATAATCAGCCATAAGCCTCCCGTTATAATAGTTAGTAACAAATGTAAGATATGGCTAGTACCTTTTCTAAATACTACAGTTTGCTGATTACACATTTTACAAAAACCACTTTTCTTTTGCTCTGCCATGCTATAAATCTCCTTAACGATTTTTAAGTAAGTGATTAATTAAGAAATATAATAAATAACATAATGCTACAGTTAATAAAGAAATTAAAAAACTACTGATAATTGCATTATTGAAATTTTGTACAATATGAAAAATATTTTTTTGATTTTCTACTTTAGTCAAATATAAATTTAATGCTGTAAGCGTTAATGTTAGACCTACTGTTAATAAAAAAAATAGCTGTGCTTTCTTTGCTAATTTTAAACGTTTTTGTTTTTTTTCTTCATCTTCAATGATTGTTAAACATGTATTACAAATATCAACATCAGGTTTTATCCAACTTCTTTGGCAATAGGGGCATGGCTTATATTCATCATTAACATTAATATTAATAAAATCCCTACCTGTTAATATATTTCCTGAGTTATTCGAGCCTTTAATTTTAATATCCGACATCTTACTTTCTCACATTGATATTACCCGTTGCTATATTGCCAGTATTATTATCACCTTTTATTGCTACTTTGGTAGTAGCTTTATCTTTTTTCTTGGGTTTAATATCGACACCAGTTAATGCTAATACCATTAATTGCTTTTTATTTTCTTCTGGCAATTTTCTATAGGCATCTATCATAACTTGTTCTTCTGGACTTAACACTACACTTGGAGGCTGCTTGCGTTCACCTGTCACAACATATGTAACATCGAGCCCCATTTTTGCCCAGATTTGTAAAGAGCCTGCATCAGGAGCTCTTACACCTGTCTCATAACCAAACAAAGTTTTTCTCGTAATTCCTACCTCTTGAGAAAAGTCATCTTGATTAAATCTTAATCTTAATCGCTCCTCTTTTAATCTTTCACCTATGAGTAAAAAATTATCCATAAAACCCCTTTACAATGGGTAAATTATTACCCATAATATGCGTAACTAATAACTTATTAATTCGTTATTCTATCAATATGAGGATAAATAGCAAATGGAAACCCCATACAAACTACCAAAAACTCAACCTTACAATGCCGATAAAGTAAGATCACTTTTTAAACAAGCAGGCGTACCTATTTCTGATTGGGCTAAATCTAACAACTATTGTGTTACCAAAGTGTACCAAGTATTAAACGGTGCTCTAAAAGGTACCAGAGGCAAAGCCCATGAAATTGCAGTTAAGTTAGGCTTAAAAATTGAGCCCATAAAAGAAGCGGCTTAAGGAGCTCACTATGGCTACTGAATCAAGCAAAACGGGCACCATGGTCGCGAGAGCTATCAAAGCATTAGATGGGCATGTGTTAACAGGGCTATCAAATGCAGAGCTAGCCAAAGCTTTAAACACTAGCCCCGCCAATGTTACCCGTTATTTAAATACACTGATTGAGGAAGGTCTTGCAGTTAAATTGGATAATGGTTGCTTTGCGCTAAGTATTGGTATGGCGCAGATTGCGCAGAAAGTAGCTAATAAATTAGCAAATGCTCAGGCTCAAATTAATGAAGTTGCCCAACGCATAAGCGCTGGCTCATATTGAGGATTATATTATGGCTAAAAAACAAGACTTAGTTACCGCAGAAACAGCGCAGCATATTATGGCAAATATCTCTACTGAGATAAATGAAGAGCGCGACCTAGTCAATCAACTTTTAGGCCAAATTCAAATGGCTGACGCTTTTAGCAAATTTTCGAAGACGGTCTTCACTTCTAAAATGATGTTTGTTAAAGAAAACAAGCTTTATCAATCACTTAAAGGAAAGAAAAGTGAAGACGGTCTTGAGTTGTCGGGCACATGGGAAGAATTTTGCAAGTTGTTGGGATGGACTCCACAGCATGCTAATGAGGCTATAGTTAATTTAAAAGAGTTTGGAGAGGAAGCATTCGAAAGCATGTCACGCATGGGCATTGGCTATCGTGAATTACGCCAATTTAGAAAGCTGCCAGAAGATGAAAAGCAAGCCCTTATTGAGTTAGCCAAAGAAGGTGACAAAGAAGGCTTTGCCGAGGTGGCTGAATCACTTATCGCTAAGCATGTAAAAGAAAAAGAGCAATTAACTAATGACTTAGCCGAGAAAGCTGCCTCTTATGAAGCGCTAAGTAAAGTAACAGAGGGTAAATCTAAAGAGTTAGATAAGGTAAAAACCGATTTAACCAAGCTTAAAAAGCGTATTAATACCATGATAGAGAGAAGGTACTGGCAGCTGAAAGA